GGCAACTATGCACTGGAACTGATTTGCCAGCAACTTCTCCATTAAGACCAACAATTACAAAAACTCCAGACCTAAGAGATAAATTTATTGTTGGTTCTACCAGTGGAGGAGATAATGTTTATCCTGGAGTTGGTGTCAATCAAACTGGTGGTAGTGCGGATGCTGTTGTAGTTTCTCACGGACACACATCTATCACTGATACAGCTTCTGCACACAATCACGGATATGGTTTTGCCCAAGGTTCAGCTGGTGCTATAAAAGATGGTTATAATGGAATTGTTAATGTAACAAACACTGGCAATGTTACCGAATTGGAACAATCTGGCGGAAATGACGGACAAAGATTAGCAGCATTTGCTGCAGGCACTAATTCTAATGGAAGACACTCCCACAGTGTTGCTGTTACACCAGAGGGTGTTAGTGGTTTAAACCAAAACTTACCTCCATATCATGCACTTGCTTTCATTATAAGGGTCTTATAATTTATCCAATGTGCCACTCGTAGCACTGGCACAGTAAATGAGCACAGACCCCCCTGATGCCCTATAATACAGGGACACAAGCAAAGGATACCACTTGACCGACCTTGATACTATCTTTAACTACACCACCTCTCGTTGGGATTGGCATGAAGGTAATGTCAATCAAATGTGGATTCAAGAGATTGAAGAATCTCCTGATTTTTATCGTTATATTGCCGTTGCTTACAATCCTCGTAAGAATGTGAGCACGGTAGTATCTGAACCTCGTTGCTATGCTGACACCTTGAACTGGGTTCGTATGTATTGCGGTAACTTCTGCATTCTTCCTGAATACTGCTACTGATTCACACTTAAGTTAATCAATCATACTTCATTATGACTTTCACCTTTCCTCGTCTGTCTGCTGGTATCTACGAAGTTCAGAAGGATTCTAACACTGTTGGATTCATTCGTAAAGCATCTGCTGCTAAGTGGATTGTTGTTGATGTTGTAGACACTCCTCAACAAGTCACAAAGACTCTCAAAGAAGCAAAGGATGCTTGTGTCAATCTAATTATCTTTGATGTGGTTGACAAGACCCCTGAACCTGAGTATAATGACTCTGTAGGGGTTGATAAGGTGAATACTGAACTTAATAAGGTTCTTGAGGGTTCTTTGCACTGCTATAAGCAGATTCCTGGAACTGATGAGTTTAAGGAAGTTTCTCCTGTTGAGTTTGGGTTTGCTGAACCTACTCTTGAACCAATTTTGTTCTGATGTTTAAGTTTATTTTACACCTTTTAGTTAATCAAAACAAAATGCACGATTCTACTCTTGACCTGTTCTGCGAACACGAAGATTCTAAGTATGCAGATGAATATGCACTTTATGTTGAAGAACTTGCTTCAAAATACGAAGTGACTTGTGATTACATCATCCAAGAGTTTATCTTGGACTAATATATAATAATGCCTGGGTTGGGTGCAATCTTCACAGGTAAAGGAGCAGAAATGCTCCTTTTTAACTAAATAGTAAAGCACCCAACTTTAGAGCAGTTATGCAAGTTTTAGATGTTAAATGCATCAATGAATCGTTAGGTATTGATGCACCAGACTTTTTATATTTTGAAGAAACTTCCTTTGTTGAAAAACAATGGACTTCTCCTTGGTTCAAAGGAAAACCGTGGAACAAAGGAATTTCTCATACCAAAGAAACTAAGAAAAAAATTAGTGAAGCATTAAAAGGAAGAATACCATACAATAAAGGTATTCCCCATACAGAAGAGACAAAAAGAAAAATAAGTATTGCAAACTTTGGTAAAACTTCTTATTGGAAAGAAAAAACTATACCCAAATCTTCCGTGGAAAAAATGAAGGCAACTAAAAAATTAAAAGGAAGTTATGTTGGTGAATGTAATCCTATGGCAAAAACTTATAGAATAACATTTGACAATGAAAACTTCATTATGATAAAATCACTTCAAACTTGGGCCATTGAAAATGGCTACAAACCAACCAGTCTTAGAAACTTATATAATGGGAGACAAAAATCTCCACATAAAAATGTGATAAGTGTTTCAGTGGAGTTTATGTGACCTCTGTGCCACTTGTGGAACCGTCCAGCACTCTTCCCGAACGCACGGGAGGGGTGCTATAATGTATGAATACAAACGTTACTTGACTTATTGATGCTGACTCTTCTTCCTTATCAACAACGTGCTCTGAAAGCAGTTCAGAACTCCATTAAAGGTTCTGTGTATATTCCTACTGGTGGTGGGAAAACTGTTGTGATGATGGAAGATGCCCGTCAAAGGATTCTGAATGCAACAGAACCGATGACGTTTGTTGTTGTTGCTCCTCGTATTCTGCTTGCAAATCAACTTTGTTCGGAGTTTGAAGCATATTTACAAGGACTCAATGTTGCTTATATGCACTGCCACAGTGGGGAAACACAGCACCAGTCATCTACTAAACCAGCAGACATTGCAGAATACAATGACACTGCAATCGGAAGTGGAAAGCACCACTTTATCTTCACCACATATAATTCCATTGGTCGGGTGAATGAATCAGATATTGAGATTGATGTTGTGTATTTTGATGAAGCACATCATTGTGTGAAACCTTCTAACTTTGTGGGTATTGCTCACACTTCATCAGTTGCAGATAATGCTTATTTCTTCACTGCAACTCCGAAGTTCAATAACAGTATGGAGTCTATGAATAATACTGATGTTTATGGTAATAACATCATCAGTATTCCAGCACAAGAACTCATTGATGCTGGTAGTATCATTCCTCCTAAAGTTGTGCCTTATGAAGCACAAACCATTCGCACTAAAGAAAATGCTGCATTTGTAGATGCAGAGAACATTGTAGGTATTCTGTCAGAGATTTCTGATTGTGATGCACCTAAAGTTCTTGTTGCTGCACCCAGCACCAAAGTGATTTGGTCTATGTTTACTGAAAGTGATTTGCTTCAACAACTCAATGATATGGGTTACACAATTATGCATATCACTTCCAAGCACGGTGCTTACATTGACAAGCAGAAAGTGTCTCGTGAAGTATTCTTTGAGAAAATGAGTGAGTTTGGTGCTGACCCAGACAAGAAGTTCATTGTGTTTCATTACTCAATTATGAGTGAGGGTATTAGTATTCACGGTCTGACTCATTGCATTATGCTTCGCAATCTTCCTATGATTGAGATGGCACAAACGATTGGTCGTGTGATTCGTATGAACAAGGATGACCGTAAGGATATTCAAGATGGTAAGATTGCAGCAGGTCAGTTTGCACTTTATCGCAAACCATTTGGCACTATCACTGTTCCAGTGCAAAACAATTATGGTGATAAGATTGCTCGACAACTTGAGAATGTGGTGAATGCTATCTTTGTCAAAGGAGAGTTGTGTGTATAGATAATTCTATCTGTCCCACATATAAACTATGCCTTTCACAAAGAAATTTCCACAATCAGGTGAAACAACACACATTCGAGTTCCAAAATGTTATGCTGACCTTATTTTGGAACTGATGGTTACATTAGACAATCGTTTTGATGTAGATAAGGGCAAACACCTGTTAAAGAAGTTCATACACAATCTAACGTGAGTCCAATGATACGGTGTGCCACTTGTGGTACTGGCATACTAAAAGAGCACAGACCCCTCTGGGGTGCTATAGTGTATTCATACACAAAGGATTATGGCAACCACTGCTTCTAGAGATACAACAACTGGAACTCTTAATGAAAAAGAAATTGAAAAGTTTTTAGTTGAAAACTTTTCACAAACAGTAAAATCTCAAGTCATCATTGGCAAAAAACGAAATGATGGAGTACACGTTGTTGATTTGATGATTGGTGGGGAAACTCATACTCCAAAAAATAGGAAACGTCCAATTTCTAATCATAAAGGTGGGCAACTAATTAGTCTCAAATACCAAGAGGTTTCTGGAACAGCAGAAGAAAAAGTTCCCTTTGAAGTTATGAAATTGCAAGATGCTATTGATGATTATGGTTACGAATCTGCTATAATTGTTTTGTGTGGTGACAATGGTTGGTCTTGGAAAGAAGAATATCTTAGTGAAAGGTTCAAGAAAAGAATGAAACTTCTTGGTCCAAATGTAAATATTATGAGTCAAGAAGAGTTTTGTAGAAGTATTCAAAAAGGTAATTAAAATGACATCATCAGCACTTAAAGCACTTACAGCAACAACAGGAAATAAAACAGACTGCTGGAACACACCACCTGCATTTGTTTCTGATGTAATTGCTTTTTTCGAGGGTTCGATTGATTTGGACCCTTGTTCAAATGATGAACAAAATCCAAATGTACCTGCGAAGAAAGTTTATACAGAAAAAACAAATGGATTAGCACACGATTGGATTGCAGAATCTGTGTTTATGAATCATCCTTACAGTAATAGTAAAGAATGGATTCCATATGCTGCAAAACAATATGAGTGTGGAAATAGTAAAGAGATGATTTTGCTGATTAAATTGGATATATCAACAAAATGGTGGACATCTATAAGTTCTTATCCTTGGATTGCTGTAAATAAAAGATTGAAATTTGGTTCAGGAAAAGGTGCAGCACCATTTCAATCTGCGATTGTTTATCTCGGTAATCGTATTGAAAGGTTCAATCATATCTTTGGGCACTACGGTCCCCTATACCTCTGTGCCACAAGTGGCACTGTCCCTATAATCGACCAAACTCCTCTGACCCGTGCTATGATTACGGAGTAATCAAGAGAAAAGCAATGGCAGTCGTTCCTGGTTTTACTTTCAATGAAGAAACCGATATGATTTCTGCACTTTATAGTGCTGTTGCTCTGATGAAACGGTATGAAGAAGAATCTGTTGATAATAAAAGTTATTGGATGAAACGTGTAGAAGATTACACCAAAATTGCTGATAAGTTTTCCAATGTCTGCCGTGATGCCATTTACAATGCTTGAGAAAGTTCTAATGATTGAAGAAGCACTGACTGATAAACAACTCACTGCTTTGCGTGATATGTTGTATCACTACAAAGAGTTTCAGGAAGAACTTTACAACTATCCTGAACCTGATACTCTATTCACTCAAACACAACAAGAAATCTTCACTCTTCTGGATATTGTATGACTTCAATTTCATTTACATCTGGTCAGTTGATGGATATTATCTCTGCTCTTGAACTTGTAGAAGAAGGAGTATATGATGATGGAGACCATCAAGGTGCTGCTTATTATCGTAATATGATGCAACAATTTGAGTTGTTGTGTGATAAACTTCAGGAGTTTGTTCCTGAGAATCGAGTTGCAAATCTTGTTCTTGCTGTGAATTAAAACAATGAAAACTCTCATCAACAAAATGAATCCACAAGTCAAAGAAAAGTGGATTGATGCTCTGCGTTCTGGCAAATACGAACAGGGCAGTGAGAAACTCCGAGGTGCCGATGGTTACTGTTGCCTAGGTGTTCTTTGTGATTTGTATTCACAAGAAAAGAATCAAGAATGGGATTTTAGGGGTTATTCAGAAAACTCTGAGGAAGAATCTCCAGATACAATGGACTATTGGTATTTTGATGAAGAGAGTGAGTTTCTACCTGACTCTGTAAGAGAATGGGCAGGAATGACATTCAAGAATCCTCAGGTGCGAGTTGATGTAACTGAGGATGAAAATGAAGATAATTGGTTCTATCACAGTGAGATTGCCAATCTAAACGATTCTGGTTATTCTTTTGTAGAACTTTCGAAACTCATCGAACAACAGTTTTGATGAGTCCAATGATGGGATGTGCCACTTCTTCTAGTGGCACACTTCACTCTCCAAACCTCCCTGACCCGTGCTATGATTACGAAGTAATCGAAACAAACCAATGATTTCCCTTCCAAACGTGAAAGAAACTGTAGATTACTCTCAACTCACCAATGAGAACTATAAGCAGTTTCTGAATGAAACTACTGTAGAAAAGATTGAGTATTATCTGGAAGAAAACTTCTATCTGGATGATATGATTATCTTCATCCAAGAGCATGGTGATAATGCTTTCTGTGAGCATTATGATGATTATGTGGATGCAGGTGAAACTTATTCTTATGATGCAGTAGATGCTTTCATTGAGGAGTTTGGTGTTTATGAACTTGGTGGATTTATGGATGCTTATCGTGGAGCATGGAGTTCTAAAGCAGAATATGCAGAAAACTATGTGAGTGATTGTTATTCTGTTGATTTTCCTGATTTTATTGAGATTGACTGGGAAAATACCTTTGATAATCTTGATTGTGTCTATGTCAATGGTTTTGTTTTTGATACCAAATTCTGAACTATGAAACTTCAATCTAAAGATGGTTCAATGGTGGTTGATTTTTATCCAATCAAAACACCATTTGGTGATGTATCAAAAGAGTGGTTTCTAAAGACTCTTACTTTTATGGGACAAACACAATCTAAGATATTTCTCAATCGAATTGAGATGAATCTTGAGATTCAAGAGTATCTCAATCACACAATTCCTTATGAGGTTGTAGACTTCAATACAATTCCACAACTTGCCAATCCATTTGCTACTGTTTGATGATGCAATTTCAAGTTACCTACATCGAGTTTGATTTCGATGGTGAAGATGAGATGGATGCGTATGACAAAGATCGTCTCACATCTGAAATGATTGGTGAGATTTGGGATGCAGAAGATGAAGATGACCTCTTAGAAGAGATTACCTGTGCAACTGGATGGTGTATTAAGTCTATTGACTATCGGCACGTTTTGACTTGACGATAACCTGTCCCACATGAGTCCAATGATACCATGTGCCACTTGTTCTAGTGGCACACTAAATGAGCACAGACCCTCAAATGTGGTATATTAAGAGGGTGGAAGGGGTCAGTCCCATCCGAGTCCAATTCTTTATTTCTTGTTATGGATCGTCAGCAAGTCATCGCAAAGATTCAATCCATTCTGAAACTTCAGGAAGGAACTTCTTTTGAAGGTGAGGCAGATGCTGCTGCCAAGATGATTGATAAACTGTGCAAACAGTATGGTGTTACAATCACCGAAGCAACTGAAACTCAAGTTTTTGATGAATCCTTCATCAATTTCAAACGTGTGAATGTTGCACTGACTACTCTTGCTAATGCGATTGCAACATTCTATGATGCAAAAGCATATCTGAAGAGTGGGGATAGTAAGTCTCTGCAAATCATTGGTAGTGAAGCACAACAAATCCAAGTGCGACTCTATTATGATTATCTGGTTCAGGTGATGGAGAATGAAGCAGATGTTGCACACAAAGCAGAGAAAATCCTCTGTGATGTGACTGGTAAAACTGTTTCTCGGTCTTTCAAACTTAATTTCCGTAAGGCATTTGCAGATAAAGTTGCAGAACGTCTGAAGGAAATGAAACTGGCAGAGAATCGAGTTCATGATGATGCAAAAGCAGTGAGTGATAAACTCTCTACGATGCGATTCGGACGTGCCAAGAAGATGAATGGTGCAAGTGGTGCTGGTGCTTATTCTGGTGCAAACGTAGGTGCTGGTGTTTCTTTGAACCGTCAAGCATCTGGTTCTGTGGCAAAACAACTGTGTGGAGTGTAAGTTATGTTCGACTGTCTTAAGTTTGAACCGCACACAATTCCTGAGTGTATTCGAGCACGGTACAAGTTTCCTAATGATTGGGAGATTTCTGTTGTTGCTGGACCACCAAATTGTGGTCTTTATGGCAACATCAATGAGAACACTTATGAAGTTGCAATTTTACGTCCCAATGGACATATGACTGAAGATGTAAGTGCTTGGAATACGAAACAAGAAGTGTCTGCAATGATGTGGGTACTCTCTCAACTGTAGTCCAACATACCCATCAGGGATGCTGATAGGTAGAACAATCCCACACCCCTTGACAAACCCCCCAATCCGTGCTATGATGAACGAAGTTCAGACTCAAGAGATGACCACCGAGCAACGAATGGAGAAGCAATTCTTTATGCACTTCATTTCTCTTATCAATGAAGTGCAAGGTAAATCCAAATTGCCTTCACAGATTCATTCGAATCGTAAATCCTCTTGGATGAAACAAGTCACAAATCCCAAACAAAAAACTGATGCTCTCTCCCGAGTTTGATTCTGAATACAATGACTGACGAACAACTAAATCAACAGATGGATATTACATTTCATCAAGTTGAACAAAGGTTTCATAAACTTCTCAACAAAAAGAACAAAAAGAATCGACTCAATGCACGTTCAATCTTTATGGAGTGGGGAGAAGTTTTTACTCATGAAGATTATGATGAACCAGTAGAGATTCTCTGGGTGCCTGACTTTTATCAATTCATTAACTGACCTAATGATTATCCGTTTTACCTACGACATTCATACACAACAACCTGTGTATGCTATTTGTACTTCCAATGGTGATTGCAAGTATCTCACTACTTCTATCACTGATGCTATTAAACTCTCGCAACAATTCTGATGCTTATTCTTCATAAAGAAAATCACGGTTGTGTTTATACGTTAGGTGAAGAGTATGAACTATTCTATGCTCCTATCTACAATGATAATACAATCAATCTGAATGAGTTTCATCCAGTAGATTTAGCAGAGTATGATGATGTAAATGAGATTGAAGATATTCAATCACAACTGATAAGTGCTTCACCTTATGTGCAAGTTTGAGACTATTTCTCTCTTTTCTCACACACTTATTCTTATGCTCATAAGCATGAATTATCAATTAGAACACAATTACGTTACATTTCATAATTAAATTAAATGTATTAAAAAACATAGTTGAGTGTTTTGTTGTGTTATGATGATAGTGTTATATTATGTGATGTAAATGCCTCTAGTTCTTGTTCTTATGCTTCTCTAAACCCCTCTAGTTCTTGTTGTCTAAGCCCGCACTATACCATAAGAACCAAAAAAAGTCAAGCACCTTATAGACACTCCTAGGGGTGGCACAAGACATATAGACAATGAAACTCCTGAGACTCACACATCTTATGAGTCTTGGGAGTATTTTGCTAGTTACTCGTAAGACTCATAGGTCTCAAACCACTGCAGTAACTGGCACATCGTATCGTGAGTCTCACTGATTCTGCGATAGACTTATAGGGTCGGGAGGGGAGGGAATATTATAAACTCCCATAACTGATAAGAAATACGCAGAACCCAGTGATTGCAATACTTTTTCGGGGCATTATAGTTTTGTCCCGTTATACCTACTAAAATGCCTAAATATTAAGGTATAACGGGACAAAATACGTATGAACTATTTTAGACAGATTTTACTTGAAAAACTGGGAGGAAAATGTATCAAATGTGGTGCTACTGATAAATTAGAATTTGACCATATAGATCCTTCTATAAAATCATTCAACATATCTTCTGGTTATCATAAACCAAAAGAAGAAATGGAAAATGAATTATCAAAATGTCAGTTATTATGCAATAAATGCCATTGCGAAAAGACTAAAAAGAATAAAGAGTTTCGACCTAAAATTATTGCAGGAGGAAGACCCCAAAAGTATAAGAATCTAGGTCCAACTGAAAGAATGAGAGTGCCCTTATACAAACAGATTGCAATCTTATGTGATTTGTTAGACAGAAAAGCAGAAGAAGGTTATGATGCCGTTGAGTTATTAGATTCATTTATTGAGAGTATTAACAATTAGTCGGAACGTGCTTGTGGAAAACCTGTGGAAAGTTCGTTATATCCTGTGGAAAACAGTTCGTGATTCATAGCACTTCGTCATAAGACTTCGTTATACATAACAGTTCGTTATAGCACTTCGTTGTACTCACAGTATAAGTATATGCTCGTCTTATAGTGTAACAATACAACAGTAGTGTTATAAGACACCCCCCATACAGTTTGCAATTCTTTCAGTCCTGTGCTACACTATTCGTTGTATACAGTTCTGTGTACTTACTTGTAGTCTCACTGTCTTATACTTTAGAAGCACTTCGTCATTTATACCACCCCCCATACAGTTTCGTATTTGAATCTGACAGTGTTGTATAATGACTTATAACGTGCTCTTTCGTTATAGCAACACCCCCCATATAGTTTGTTATTAGAATAAGACAGTAATGATTATAAAGTATTCGTGATTCTTCGTGTATTATAATTAAACAGCACTGTTTGACAGTTATATTTTGTGTTGTTGTATTCTTATGTCTAACCGTTGCCCCCGTATATAATTTTAATGGGTCCTTCAAGGCTACACCGAACCGAAAACGAGAGAGTAATTGTCTTTCAAATAAAAAAATTTTTCCAAAAAATTTTTCCAAAAAAGTTAAAACATAAAATTATGAATTACCCAGAAGGAACTATTAAGACAAACACCCAAGGAAACAAATACATCAGAAAAGATGGAAAATGGGTATATATGAAAAAACCAAAAGAAGAAAGGAAAATATCAAAGGAAAATCCTAAAAGAGTTGTTTATAATTATCCCCCCATAAGATTGTCCGAAAATATGAGAGAAACTCAATATCCTGGGTATTATATCACTGAGGACGGGAGAGCATATCGCAAACCTGGAAAATATGATAGGAATGGAAAATACGGAGAAATTAATGAAAATGGGTTAATATATCTAAAACCTGCGTTCAGGGGACACTCAAAATATCCAGAACATCAATATGAATGCATAAACATCTCAATGTATGATGAAACTGGAAAGTATAAACAAATTAAAAAATCAATTCATCAATTAGTTGCGGAAGCATTTATTCCTAATCCTGAAAGACATAGTGAGATATTACACATGGATGGAAATAATAGGAATAATCATTATACAAATTTAAAATGGGGAACACATAAAGAAAACATGGAGATGGTTGGTTTACCAGAAGGGAGTATTAGGAGAGCAAAAGGAAAGTCTAGTGATTATATCAAAAAAGATGGTGAGTGGATTTTAATTCCAAAAAATACACCTCCATGGAATAGGGGATTGAAAGGAGTATCATGGAATACATTACCTGATGGAACTGTTACAACAAGAAAAGTAAATGGAAAACCTGGAACTTTCATAAAACAAAATGGTAAATGGGTTTATCAGACAAACAATCCTAAGTTCAGAGGAAAGAGTTTTAAAGAAAATAAACCAAAAAGAAAACCACTACCCGATGGAACTATTAGAACTCGTGCTGATGGTACTACATGGGTAAAGGAAAATGGTAAATGGGTTTATCAAAAAACAAAAAAATGATATATAATAAAAAACAAAATGAGAGAATAATGAGAATTACTTTTGATGATTACGAAAAAGACTTGTTGATTGATACGATACAGCATCGTTTAGATACTGATAAGATATTGGTCATCAATCATAGTTTAAGAGAAGAAGTCGAAGATTTACTCCGAAAGATAGAAGAGGATGAATACGTATAATATTTCAGTAAAAGGCAATGAAATATTAAGTCAAGTGCCGCAGAGTGATTTACAGGAGAATCTGAAACTTGTCAGAGGAATTGTATGGACTTCTGGGGGAAATGACAAGGATATTCAAGTATCTCTAAATAAGAACGAAGACCATTGCAATGAATGAGTTGTCGTGGTAAAATAATGTAGTATCGAAAAAATTATTTTATGGCTAAAGGATTTACAGTAAAAGCAAAACTTCCCACAGGACCTGTGGAGGGAGAGTTTGATTTAGAAGCAGCAAAGGAGATGATTCGTGGGAAGTCAATTGTTTTTTGTCTTCCTGGACGAGGAGTATCTTACATTTATCTGAAGAACTTCGTACAACTTTGTTTTGATTTGGTACAAAGTGGTGCGAGTATTCAGATTAGTCAAGATTATTCGAGTATGGTAAACTTTGCACGATGCAAGGTACTTGGTGCAAACGTTCTCAGAGGTCCCAAGCAGATTCCTTGGGATGGTAAACTGCAATATGATTATCAACTCTGGATTGACAGTGATATTGTCTTTGACACTGAGAAGTTCTATCGTCTTGTTGCAATGGATAAGGATATTGCTGCTGGATGGTATTGCACTGAGGATGGTCACACCACATCTGTTGCACATTGGTTAGAAGAAGATGATTTCCGTAAGTCTGGTGGTGTAATGAATCACGAGACACTGGATACAATTCAGAAACGTCGTAAACCATTTACAGTTGATTATACTGGATTTGGATGGGTGCTGATTAAGAAGGGAGTATTTGAAAGTCTTGAGTATCCTTGGTTTGCACCGAAGATGCAGGTCTTTGAATCTGGAGAAGTTCAAGATATGTGTGGAGAGGATGTTTCATTCTGTCTGGATGCGAAAGAGCAAGGATATGAGATTTGGTGTGACCCTTTGATTCGAGTTGGTCACGAAAAGACACGAATCATCTGATAAGTGTCTAGAAGGTATTTCTTGACCTTCTTTGAAACGTTATGATAGAATGTCTCTATAAGGTTTGTATCGTCTTATAGAGGCATTTTTATTGGCTTGAGAGACTTTATAAAAACCCCCTTATAAAAACCGTTAGATGGAGAACTAAAATGGCACAAAAGAGTCGGAAGGATATGAAGATTGAGAGTATTCCGAAGAATACTCGACAAGGTGAAGGTAGAAATACTAAATATGCTGCTACGAGTCGCAATGGGGCACGTAAGAAGTACCGAGGTCAAGGCAAAGCATGAGTCAATTGATTGTAAATTTGCCCGCACAAAAAGTGTGGATTCGCAAAGAATATCTTCGTGATTTTCAAGATGGATATGGAGAATTTGTAGAGGGTGTTTGGATTTCGGCAAAGTCGATACCTGGACGCTCTTTTTATTTCGAAACATATTTGCCAGAATATGGTGCATTATATGATAAATTGCCAATTTCTGCATTTGTCTCGTCTCCAAAAAATCCAGAACTAGATTTAGACCTTCCCAACTTACAATTTTGGGACTGTATGAGTTACGGAGTTGTGTGCGTTCAGAAAAAACATATCGGTGAATTAGATTTTGAAGTTCGTACAAGAGATTTTGGTCAACTTAAAGGTCAATACTTGTTCAGTTTAGATAATTACCACCCATATAATGATAAAATTGATTGTGGCACTAGCGAAATGCCAGAAGAGCATAAATCTCATAACTGTATTATGTTAGAAAATGGGCAATTTGTGCTATATCCAAATAATAGAATGAGACTTTATAGTCCATCTAGAACACCAGAAACTCCAAAAACACCAGATTTTAAAATTTCAACAAAAATTTATAGTACAGAAGTTGGATTAAAGTGGTCAAGATTGGGAGATACTGACGAATATTTTTGGGAAACTCCTCAAGAAAAACAAAATAAATAGATTTTTTGCTCGATATTGAATTGGAACAGCACTCAATGGGAAAACACCTACTTTTAGAGGTGTATAATGTTAATTTTAACCTTTTAAATGATGTAATATCTCTTCAAGAAACAATGGAAAGAGGTATTGAACGTGCAAAAATGACAATTTTAAACATTTTTTCTCATTGCTTTCTTCCTCAAGGATGTACAATTGTAATTGCACTTGCAGAAAGTCACGTTTCTTGTCATACTTGGCCAGAAAATGGGTGCATTGCGATTGATGTTTATACCTGTGGTGATGGAAATCCTAAAATTATTGCAATTGAACTTTTAAAGTACTTAAATTCAGAAAAATATAACCTTAAATTCATTGATCGTTAAATACTTAAAGGAGATAGCAACCTCCTTAAAAGTTCTGTTTTTAAATTTAAAAACAGAGGAGCTAAAATGTCATTTTACCAAGTTGATCGAGATAAAAATTATATGAGAGAAATGTGGGGAACTGCAAGACTCATCACTGATATTGATACAGAAAAACCAAAGAGAGTAATTCAAGAGATTATGCACGATAATGCTCCAAAGCATAATCTAAAAAAACAAACTGAATTGCATGAAAAAATCAGAAATGATGAAGATTATGATGATTGGGACTATGGAACTGAACCAACATACGGAAAAATGATTTAAAAAGTATTATAGATATATTAAATATACTCATTGTTTAAATGCTTAGTATTTCTAGAAGTTTTAAGGACATTAGTTTGTCTTTTTCTAGACATCCAGTGACAAATGACATTCTTATATTAAGAAATGAGGATGCAATTAAAAAATCTGTTATTAACTTAGTCAGAACTCGTATTGGTGAGAGGTTCTTCAATAATTTATTGGGAACCTCTGTTGATAATTCTTTATTTGAACTAAATGGACCAGAAGTTTCGACAATACTTGATGAAGAAATTAAAACAGTATTAAGTAACTTTGAACCAAGAATTGTAGTAAGAGATGTAATTGTCGAATCCATAGAAGATTCAAATGAATTAAATGTAAAAATTTCTTATGATATTGTTGGACTTCCATTTCCTCCTCAAAATATAGAGTTTCTTTTACAACCAACTAGAATATAATGTCCTTCAATAATTTCACAAATCTAGATTTTAATGATTTACGTACTCAGATAAAGGACTATCTGAGATCGAATAGCAATTTTACGGATTTTGATTTTGAAGGTTCTAATTTTTCAAGTTTAATTGATATACTAGCATACAACTCTTATATCACTGCCTTCAATACAAACATGGCAGTGAATGAATCCTTTATTGATAGTGCAACTCTTCGAGAAAATGTAGTCTCTCTTGCACGTAATATTGGATATGTTCCCAGATCCAAAAGAGCATCAAAAGCAAAAGTTAGTTTTACAGTTAATACAGCAGGGTTAAATTCAAAAACAGTCACTCTGAAGGCAGGAATCGTTGCTTTAGGTGCTGTTGAAAATGGTAATTATATCTTTTCAATTCCAGAGGATATCACAGTAGTAGTCGATAATAATGGATATGCAAATTTTACTGGGATTGATATCTATGAAGGTTCATATTTAACAAAAACATATACAGTAGATAAATCACAATCAAATCAAAGATTTACAATTCCAAATACTGGTGTAGATTCATCTACAATTCGTGTGAAAGTTACTGGTGTGATTACGGAAAAGTATCAATCATATGAAAATATTTTCCAAGTAAATAAAGATTCAAAACTTTTTCTGATACAAGAAATAGATGATGAGAAATATGAGATTCTATTTGGTGATGATGTTATAGGGAAAAAACCAATTAGTGGAAGCACTATTTTTATCAGTTATATTATTACCAATGGAAGAGATGCAAATGGTGCAGCAAACTTTACTTTTTCTGGAATTTTAACTGATAATAATAGCACTTCAATTACAAACAATATTTCTTTATTAACTACTACACAATCATCAGAAAATGGTGATGACATCGAATCAATTGATTCAATTAAGTATCTT